CATCAACATCAGCCAGGGGTCTGGGGATAACAATGTATTGATCAGTGTCAGGAATGACCTAGGCAACATTTTCGGGGTAGGTTATCTGGCTGGCACAAGAATGTATGTGATCGCAGCCAGGCAGGGAAAGCTTCAGAAGAGGCTTAACCACTTCATGCGGATTGCCATTGAAAAGGCCAATAAAGGCCAGACACCTACCTAACTTCTTATGTCCGTAAAATCACCCATTAACATCACAGAAGAGGCACTGACCACAGCCCTTCAGTCCATCACCAGCCTGTCTGCTTACAGCATCACCAATGGCCAATCTGATGGTGAGCTTGTCCTGCCTAGCATTGTGGTCAGCTGTGAGTCTGCCACCTTCCCACAGGGGCTTGCCCAGGGCTTGGGCAATTACCTCTGCCGGGTGTCTGTGGGAGTCTTCACCAATGCTGATGACAAGACCCAGGAGGATCACCAGACAGCAGTCCAGGATGTGACCGGGAAGCTGGATGACCTGGCTGCCATCAAGGCCAGCTTCACAGCCATCCAGGGTGGCAGCTGCTATGACTGCACCATGACTGATCTGACCCCTGGCCGGGGTGACAGGTGCTTTATGACCACCCTGGCTTATGATGTCCTGATGGTGCTGCCATCCGTTTGACTTGGGGTGCATAGTTAAGACACACCCATGGCAACTGTAACAAAGGGCACAGCTCACATCTATGGAATTTCCGGCACTATTACCGGATTGACCATTCAAAGTTATTCTGTGGGCAAGTCCTTTGCCAATGCTGATGAGGTCACCAATAAGGATGGCCTGGTGATTGGTGTCCGTTATTCTGATGAGCGCACAAGCCTGACTGCTGAAGGTCTTGTCCCTTCCAGCTACACAGCAAGCATTGGTGACAATCTCAGCTTCACAGGCAATGGCATTGCTTTCACCGGACACATTACAGCCATTGAAGAGCGTGGTGAAGCCAAGGGCTTCATGCGCATCAGCATCACAGCTGTGGATTTTGAAGGCATTGCTTAAGGTCTGATTGACCTGGGTGATGATCCTGGTTAAGCCTGTGCAATGGCTGACCAGCGTTTCTTCAATGCTTTCCTAACCCCGGCCAGCACCACTGTCTGTGGCCGGAAGCTCAAGCCCTTCTGCCTGAAGCACAGGCTTTTCCTGGAAGGGATTGAAAGCCCATTCCTGAAGGAAGATGTGGAGATCACAGTGCAGGACATCATCATTGCCCTGAAGATTTGTGGTGAAGAGTCCATTGGCAATCCCACCCTGGCTGACATCTGGCTGGGTGTCAGGCTGAGTCTGTCCAAGGATTACAAGCGCAGGGCTGCGCTGGCCATTGTCCGGCACATCAGCACCCAGGTAAATTTCCCACAATTCTGGGAACGGACTGACCGGAAGACCTATGGCACAAGCTCAGTGCCCTGGCAGCTGACCATTGTGGCAAACCTGGTGAGGAATGGGGTGGGGTATGCTGAAGCCCTTACCATGCCAGAGGCCAAGGCTGTCTGGCTGTCCGCAGTCTTCAGCATCCAGGCTGGGGCTAAGCTGGAGTTTCTGACCACTGATGATGAAGCCCTGATTGACGAAATGGCAAAAATAGGAGCACAGCAAAACAATGGCCAATGACATGGAATTCACAATCTCAGCCAAGGATCAGGCATCCAAGGCTGTGGAGACTGTAAAGAAGAAGCTCCAAAGCTTTGGCACTGATGTGGCCAAGATGGCCTTGGGCTTTGCTGCCCCACTTGCCTTGGCGCAAGCTGCCTTCAGTGCCATTGGTGATGCCATTGAAGAGCACAAGAAGAAGGTGCAAGAGGCTATTGATAACACAGCAGAGCTGAGTAATAAGGCTTCTGATCTAGGTGTGTCTGTGGAGGAATACCAGAAACTCAGCAATGCAGCTGACAGAGCTGGGATGTCCATTGATAAGGTGGCCAAAGCTTACACCGAAGTGCAGAAGCTCCTGGCCGGGGCTGTGGGTGGTGGCAATGACACAGCCAAGATGCTGGAAGTCCTGGGCTTTGCAGCTGATGACATTGCCAAGGGGCTGGTGAAGCCAATGGATGTCATTGAGAAGCTTGGCGCAGCTATGCTTGGGGCTAAGGATGACACCACTGCAATGAAGATTGCCACTGCTGTCCTGGGTGACACCTTGGCCAAAGACTTGCTTCCGCAGCTCAAGGCTGCAATGGACTTGGCAGCTGGCTTCAGTGAAGACTCAGGACTGACTGCTGAAGAAGCAGACATCATCAAGCAGAAGAAAACCAGGGACAAGCAGAAGGCCAACAGGGAAGAGCTGGCAATTGCCAAGGAAGAGGCCACCAGGGAATTCTTCCGCAGTGACAAGGATGCTGGCAAGGTGGCCTTGCAGCTTGGATGGGTGAGAGAAGGCACTTCTGAAAGTGAAGCCACAGCCAATGCTAAAAACAGAGCAGACTCTGCCATTGCTGGATCAGAGGAAGCCCAGGCTGCTGTGCTTGCCTTCATCAAGGCCAGGGCAGCTGCTGAAAAGGAAAGACTCCGGGTGGCCAATGAGGCCAAGGCCAATGAGATCATTGCAGCTGCTGAAGCTCTGGCTGCTGAGAAGGAAGCCCAGGAGGCAGCAGACAAGGCCATTGAAGAGTCCATGACCCAGGCTGAGAAGGATGAGAAGAAGGCCAGGGAAGACGCAGACAAGGCCAAGGAGAAGGGCAAGACTGATGCTGAGAAGGCTGCGCAGAAGGCTTCTGATGATGCCAAGAAAGCTGCTGAAGATAAGGCCAAGAAGGACAAAGAAGAGCTAGGCAAAGCCCTAGACGCAGAAGAAAAGGCCAAGGCCACTGAAGGCACTAAGATGACCCTGAGCAGCTTGCGGGAAATTGGTGGTGGCCTGGCCGGGGAAGCCATTGTCAATTCTGCTGACATGGATCGTCAGCTGCTGGACATCAATCAGAAGATGCTGATTGAGCTGGAGAAGCTGAATGTGAAGACCCTGCCAGAAGTGCCCCCTTCCACTGACTTCACCAAGCTCCAGACAACTGCTTAAATTTTATGGCTAAACTTATTAAGAAAGGAAGTGTTTCGGGACTAGAGCTTCAGCCGGATTACACCATTGAGCAGGATGGCTTTGGACTGCTGACATCTAGGCTGACCTTCCGGTGTGATGCAGACTCAGCTGCCAGCCTTGCGCCAAAGTCCGGAGACGCACACAAGACAGATGGCAGACTGAAGTGCCACAAGTCCACCTATACAATCAACAGGTCTGGCCTGGCCACAATAGTTTCTGACTATGTGGGCATTGAGACAGGTGACCGGACACGCATCCAGATCAAGGGTGACATCGTGACGAGCACCCAGCCCATCCAGGTGCACAAGGACTTCATCAAAGTGCTGAAAGCCTTGGGCTGGAATTCCCAGGCACAAACCTACCCTGACACAAGTCCGGTTGCAGTCACCAATGCAATGGTGGGCATCAGGTCTTTCCTGTCTGCGGACAGCCAGGTGAGCGCAAACTATTACACCAGCTTGAAGTCAGAAGTGAATGATGGGGTGAACATGGTGGGCAAGACCTTCCTGAAGATGGCCGGGATGGAAGATGTGGTGCTGCCAAGTGGCAATCAATCCATGTCAGCCTTCCATGATCGCTTTGCCATGCTGACCGGACTGAGCTATGAGAAGTTTGCGCACCTTTACAAAGTGAGCTTCTCCATCCGCATCAGCCCTGGTGGTTATCACAATAAGGTCTATCAGAAACAGAATTGACCATGATCACCCCTGGCATTGGTTACACTTACACAAATTCACCGGATGGCTTTGCCCTAGTCATTGACCAGGCAATCCCTGCACCACTTCCACCCCTGACAGTTTATGAGGATGTGAACCAATCAGGGCAGGGTGTCCTGAAGGTGACACCTGGGACAGTAAACAATGTAGTCCCTAGCCCCCTAGAGGTTAGCTTCCCTTCAGGGTCAGGCAATGAACACATGGTGGTCATCAAATGCACCGGAGAGAAAAACCAGAGATTTCCTATTCAGGCCACTGTTCAAGTAGTGACTGCAACTGAGGCCACACAAGACACTGATGGTTATGGTTATCTTGCCATAGCTTTACTGACTAAGACCACCACCCCTTCAACAGTTGAAGGTGCTCCACCTGTAATTGGATGGACTGTCACCCCACTTGTGTCTGGATCAGTCTGGGCTGAGCGCAGGAAGCTGACTGCACCTAACACGGCCTTTTATTATTTTTCAAGGGTATGATGGGAGAAGTTACAAACCCCTTTGCATTAAGGGCTTTCTCTATGACTTCTCACAAGCGTCTTTATACTGAATATGACGCAAATGGAGAAGCCAAGCAGCCCTTGGGCTATGTGACTATTGCTGATCATAACTTTGACCAGGAGCAGGGTGGAGGTAATTGGTATTATAATAATATTGGCCAAGGTGTTTTTGAAGGCAATGGCCAGGTGATTTGTGGCAATGCTAGTGCTTATCATGCCCCTGAATTTTGGCGGGATGAAATCAGTGAGAATGAAGCCAAGCTGACTTATGTTGAATATGGCATGGTGTTAATAAATCTGACCCTGGCTGATAGGTTTGAGGATCATAACATTTTTCAGGCTGTTAGCTTTACTTGGAAAATTAAAAAACTAACTGTTGTGACTGAGCAGGAGTTTGAAGTGTATGAAATTGAAATACCTAACCCACCTGGAAACCCTGATATTTTTTATGACAGCACACCCGGTGCAATTGTGGAGACTGAAAGAAGTGAAGAAACACTAACTTTCACCTTTCAGCTTCCTGGAGAGTTTGAGCAAGGTAAGCATGACTTTGACTCAAACAGGGACTTAAGTGATCAGCAAAAAATCGACCGGGGTTTCGTATTCCCCAAGGGTGGCACTTTCCATGATGGCAGCCCTAAGCATGGCTTTGACTCATTCAAGGAAGTTACTGAGGTTAGTATATATGATTACCCACCACCCAATGCTGAAGGCTTCAAATATGATGTGGTGACCAAGAAAACTGTGACCAGAGTAACCTATGAGACTCCCAATTTTTCAGGTAAGGATGGGGAAGAAACCTGCAGCCCACCTGAATTCTTTATAGTTTAGAGGCAAGGCCAGCACCCAGGCCATTTGACCTTCCTGCAATTTTGAAACCTCCCATTTATGGCACTGCCTTCTGCACTTAAACTGTTTATTGACCCCAAGCTGGGGCTGGCCTTTGGGAATTTCTCCGGCAGCTCACAGATCACCAAGCCCACCTTCACCCTGGGTGACACAGCTGGCATTGAAATCTACTTGGTGGAGTCCACACAGGTTTCTAGCTACCCCAGGCAAGAGCTGCCCTTCCCGGTCAGCCCTGGCATCAAGGTGGCAGTGGGCGCAATTGATGAGTCCCCGGCAGCTGGCACTTGGCTGATGTCCTATGGTGGCAACACCACATCTGCCCTGCCTTACAATGCCACAGCTGCCCAGCTCCAGGCAGCTCTCAATGCCCTGGCCAGCATCACTGCTGCCGGGGGTGTGACTGTCTCCAAGATTGGGGACAATTACAATATTGCCTTCAACACTGCCGGAGTCCGCACAGAGCTGACCACTGATGGGGCTTCCCTCATTCCCCTGTCCACAGCTGTGGTGGCCACCCTCCAGGCTGGAACAGTCAGCAAGCCCCAGATCAGCTTGGTGCATCTGCAACGCACTGTGGCCGGACTTGCCACCACTTTCACCCAGACATCAGCCAGCCAGATCACCATTGAAAGCCTGGGTGCTTGGGATGGAAGCAAGGCCACATTCCGTCTTAGCATCAGCCCTGACCCCAAGGGTGGCAGCTTCACCATTGGCTTTGACGCACTGACCGGGGATGATGTCAGCACATCTGCCATCCAGGTGGGCGCATCTGCCCAGGATGTCCAAAACGCACTGAACATCAAAGCCCTGGTGGATAAGGTGACAGTGACCCAGGTGGGTGCTTATGCCTATGACATCACAGTGGCCACCCAGCCTGGCACAGCCGGACTGACTGCCAATGATGCTGGTCTGCTTTCCTTCAATGGGTATGTGGGTGACCTGTCCCTGAACACAGCTGAGGCCATCAGCCTTTTGGATGGTGCTGAGTCTGTGGAAACCACCCTGGAAGTGGAGATCACATCTGACACCAAGACACTCACATTGCTGCAAATCCCCTGCACCCTTAAAAATGCAGTGATTGATGTTGGCTCTGTGCAGCCCCTGGTGCTGGACACTTATCTTTCCCAGACCACTGCTGATGGCCGTTATCTCCGGCAGTCCAATAATCTTTCTGATCTGGGCAGCACCAGCACAGCCAGGACAAATCTGGGTGTGTATTCCACCAGCCAGGTGGACACAGCCCTTGCGCTCAAAGCCAATCTTGCTGACCCAATTTTCAGTGGGAAAATTCAGACACCCACAATTAAGAACATTCTTAATTCTGATCTAGTCATTGACTCATATAATGACACCGGAGCTGGCACACATTATCTGCACAAGTTTACCCCCTTTGATGGCAAGTTTGTCCTGGCCACCAATGGTGGTGGTCTGACTTTCCCTGATGGCAGCACCCAGGTCACAGCTGCCACAAGCCCTGACCTTTCTGGTTATGCACCCTTGGCAAGCCCCACCTTTTCCGGTTTGGTGGGCATTGGCTCTTCTGCAATCACAGGACGCATCAGGGCTGAGTCTTATTCTCTTGGCTCTTATCTGGCACTTGAGGCTGGCAACGGAGCAAGGCAGGCAGTCATTTCCAATGGTGGTGAGTTTGGCAATGTGCCCTTCATCACATTGATTGGATCAACAGGCACAGCATCAATCCATGGTGGCAGATTTTACTCTGGCAGCCTTAGCTCAGGTGTTGAACCTTATGCCAGGACTGATGGTGCAACATTTACCGGGAAGGTAAATCTGACAG